CCAACAGATATATTAGCTAATTATAGATTAAACGATGAGCTTGTGATACAAGATAGAACTTTTACGATTAATTCTATAAGTACAAACTTTAAAACTGAAATAAGTCAATTAGAATTACTTAATAAATTATAATTATGATAAAAAACATACTTGATTTATTGAATGCATCAGAATGGTATGGAGCTGGAGAAAATATTGAAATTGCAAAAGGCAAGCATTTAGCAGTAAAAGATTTTGAACAAATGAAAGAACAACTCAAAAGATTAATATATGGCAAGTAAAAAAATACTAGTACAAGTAATACTTGATGACAAAAATGTAGCAGCAAAGTCAAATCAAATATCTCAATCAGTTGACGGAGTTACTAGAGCACAGCAAAAATACTTTCAAGCTTTACAACCTACAAATGTTGAAATAGCTAAATACAAAATATTAACTCAAGAAGCAGAAGCAGCAACACAATCACAAGCTATAGCAGAATTAAATTTAGCAGACGCTACTGGAAAAAGCAGAGCACAATCTGGTTTAAACAATGCAATACTTTTAGAAACTGGTCGTTTAGCTTCAGATGCATCTTATGGATTTAATGGTATTGCTAACAACCTTTCTCAATTAGTTAGTTTATTTCAATCTTTTGCAAGAACTAATGGTGGTGTAGTTGCTTCTCTTAAAACATTAGGTAAATCAATGATGGGTACTGGTGGGGTTTTAATAGCTATACAGCTTTTTATTTCCTTTCTGCCAAAACTAGAAAAGTTATTTAAGAAAAATGCAGAAGCAGTTGATGAAGAAACTGAAGCATTAAAAAGACAAAACGACCAGTTTAGAGATAACATAAAATTAAGAAGAAATAATGCCGAAGCCGCAAAAGATTTTATTAACGTATTTACACAGGATTTTCAAAATATAATAGATTCTATTGATTACGATTCTACTAAAACACAAGCAAAACTTTATGAAATATCTGAAGCTTTTATGGAGTTAGGTATTGAAAGAGGAAAGATATTAAAAGATGAAAACATAGCACAAGGTGATAGAGTTCGTATAGCTGTTAAATTAATTGAAATATATAATAAAGAAACATTAGCAATACAAATAAGAGCTAAAATACAAGAAGTTGCAGCTAGAAAGCAAAGTGATGATAATGATTTTACCCTTAGAAGATTAAAAAAACAATTAGTAGAAACTAGAAAAGGCATAACTAGTTTAAATGTTGATATAGATAATTTAGTTAATGAAGGAGTTATCGTAGAGCCATTTAGAAAAAAAGTAAAAAAAGTAGCAGACTTAACTAAAATAGAATTTGAAGAATTGTTTTTATACTTAAAAGATAAAGGGAAAGATTTGGACTTTTATTTAGAGAAATTATTAGAAGGATGGACACTAAAACAAATAGAAGCTTCATTGGCTGCGACAAAAGCATTAGAAGGTGCTGGTGATGCAGGAATAAAATCTTTAGATGATTTAGTTGCTTCTGATGATAAATACACAAAGAATAAGAAAGATAACTCTAAAACTATACAAAAATTAAATGATGAGGAAAGAAAAATTAGAAATCAACAACTAAGAGAAATTGCAGGAAATTTAAGTCAAGCAGCTTCTTTATTTGGAGAAAACACTTCTGCTAATAAATCAATGAAAATAGCGTCAGCAGTTATCAATACTTATGCAGGTGCAAACGAAGCATTAGCAGGTCCAGTACCATTAAACTTTATTAATGCAGCAGCAGTAATTGCAGCAGGTATAGCTAATGTAAAAAAAATAAAATCAGTTAAAGTTCCAAATGAAGGAGGCACGGCTAGCACTCCAAGTGCACAAACTATAGAAGCTCCTGACTTTAATGTTGTAGGAGCAGGTGGAGTAAGTCAATTAGCAACTACATTAGCAGGTGTAACAGGGCAACCGTTAAAAGCGTTTGTTGTAAGCAAAGATATAACATCAGCTCAAGAACTAGAAAGAAATATTACAAACACGGCAACAATTGGTTAATTATTAAAATAAATTCAATATGAAAATAGTAGAACTACTTATAGACGAAGAACAATTATTATCAGGAATAGAAGCTATATCTATAGTTGATGAACCTGCAATAGAAGAGAACTTTATTGCACTATCTAAACAACAAGAAATACAATTAGCTGAAGTTAGTAAAGATAAAAAGATATTAATGGGAGCTGCCTTAGTTCCTAACAAAAACATCTATAGAAGAAACGGTGAAGATGAGTATTATATATTCTTTAGTGAAGATACGGTTAGACAAGCATCTCAACTGTTTTTAATGAGAGGTAACCAAAACAAATCTACATTAGAACATCAAGCTGAATTGCATGGATTATCTGTAGTTGAATCTTGGATTATAGAAGATGAAGTACACGATAAATCAAGAAAGTATGATATGAATCTACCAGTAGGTACTTGGATGGTTTCTATGAAGGTAAATAATGATGAGGTATGGAATGACTATGTTAAAACTGGTAAAGTAAAAGGATTCTCTATAGAAGGTTATTTTACTGATAAAATAGCTATGAGTAGGATAAATGAAATAGACAATGAAGAAGAAGCTAAAGAAATACTATTAGAGATTGCTAATTCAATATTAGATAATAAATATGAGTTTGCTACTTATAGTGATTACGGAAGTGGCGTTAGAAATAACGCTAAAAGAGGTATTGAACTTAATAAAAAAGTAAATAATAAATGTGCAACTAGTGTAGGAAAAGTTAGAGCACAACAATTAGCAAGAGGAGAAAAATTAAGTGTATCAACAATTAAAAGAATGTATTCGTATTTAAGTCGAGCAGAGACATATTATGATGCTGGAGACAGCAAAGCTTGCGGAACTATATCTTATCTATTATGGGGAGGTAAAGCAGGTTTAGCTTGGTCAAGAGGTAAGCTGAAAGAATTAGGAGAAATAGATTTAAACGATAATGACCCATGTCAAGCAGGATATGAGCAAATTGGAATGAAAGATAAAAATGGTGTATTAGTGCCTAATTGTGTTCCTAAAAATTAAGTTATGAGTAAAACAAATGAAACGTTAGGACAAGCCGTTCCAAGTGGTAGTAGAAGAGGTTGTATGTGTAAAAATGGCACATACTCAAGAAAGTGTTGTGATGGCACTTTAAGAAGTCAGGGAGTTGGTAAAATAACAGGTGAAGTTTATATTGGAGATGAGTACTATTACAGGGTACAAAGATGTGGTCATTCAATGCACAAAGAAATTCATTTGCACGATACTGAGCTTATAGTTGGTAATGTATATTATTTAGAGTTTGAGAACTCAGGTCATAGTAATTGTTATACTGTATTAAATGTTGCTTCAAGTGGAGAACACCATATAAATTCTGCCACATTATATAATGATTGTACAGCTTGTATCGATGCAAACTAAAAATGTAACAACCTTTTTACATACAGTTATTTAAGTAAGATAAATTAATTTAATAATCGAAATTTATGGAAAACACTAAAGCTACCTCGATTTTGAACGACATCATGGAAAAACTATCATTAGTTAAAAAAGATGAAGTAAAAGAAGTTGAGGTGAATCAAGAAGTAAATCTTTCGGAACAAATTAAAGAAGAAGAGAAATTATCTCAAGAATTAACAGAACTTGCCTGCCAAGAAGAAGTTAAAGAGGAATTATCTACTGAAGAAGTTGTTTCTGAAGAATTACAAGACGAAGTTCCTGTTATAGAGGAAGCTTCTGAAGAAATTGAAATGGATGAAACTAAATACGTTGGGAGAGACGAGTTTGATTCTAAAATCTCTGAATTAAAAGGAATGATTGAGGAAATGAAATTAGGTTACAGTGAAGAAAAACTATCTATGGAAACTAAAATAGAGAAGTTATCTGCTGAACCAGCTTCAGAACCAATATCACACAACCCTGAAGGGGAAGTTAAACAAAACTTTAAATCTTATGGTCAAAACAAAGTTATGAGCACTAGAGATAGAGTAATGAACAGAATTGCTAATTTAAAATAAACTAAAACAAAAACAATTAAAAAATGGCTACTACTACATCAATTACAAGTACTTATGCTGGCGAATTTGCAGGCAAGTACATTTCTGCTGCTTTATTATCAGGTGTTACACTTGATAGAGGTGGTATTGAAATCAAACCAAATGTAAAGTTCAAAGAGGTAATCAAGAAAATTGCTACTGATTCTAACGTAATCAAAGATGCAACTTGTGATTTTACTGACACTGCAACTATTACACTAACTGAAAGAATCCTTCAACCAGAAGAATTCCAAGTAAACCTAGAGCTTTGTAAGAAAGACTTTAGAAGTGACTGGGAAGCTGTATCTATGGGATACTCTGCTTTTGACAACCTACCTCCAAAATTCTCTGACTATCTAATTGGTCACGTTTCTGGATTAGTTGCTGAAAAAACAGAAAACAACATCTGGTCTGGTGTTAACGCTAATGCTGGAGAATTTGACGGATTTACAACTTTAATGGGAGCTGACGGAGATATTATTGACGTTGCTGCTGGAACTGTAACATCTTCAAACGTAATTGCAGAGCTAGGAAAAATAGTTGACGCTATTCCTTCTGCTTTATACGGAAAAGAAGATTTATACATCTATGTATCTCAAAACATCGCTAGAGCTTATGTAAGAGCACTAGGAGGATTTGGAATCTTAGAAAACGCTGCTGGAAGTGAAAACGTATCTAGCATTGGAGCAAACGGTGTATCTAATCAAGGTACTATGTGGTGGCAAAATGGAGCATTATCTTTTGATGGTGTAAAATTATTTGTTGCTAATGGACTTGGTGACAATAAAGCAGTTGCTGCTGAAAAATCTAACTTATTCTTTGGAACAGGTCTTTTATCTGACCACAACGAAGTTAAGCTGATTGATATGGCTGACCTAGACGGTTCTCAAAACGTAAGAGTTGTTATGAGATTTACTGCTGGTGTACAGTATGGAATTGGTGCTGACATTGTACTTTATTCTTAATAAATTAAATTAACCAAAAATTAGGGTAGGTAGGTAAATATCTGCTTACCCTTTTTTTATAATAAATAATAAAACTATGGCTTGTGGATTAAATATAGGTAGAAAAGAACCTTGTAAAGATGTCGTTGGTGGTATTAAAAATGTTTATTTTGTTGACTTTGGAGACTTAGGTACGGTTACTAAAACTGATGATGAAATAACAGATATGACAGGAGATTCTAGTAACAACTTAACGGCATTTAAATATGAAGTTAAAGGAAACTCATCTTTTGAGCAAAATATTACTGCATCAAGAGAAAACGGAACTACATTCTTTGAACAAACATTGAATCTTACACTACACAAATTATCTAAAGAAGATAATAAAGAATTAAAATTATTAGCTTACGGAAGACCTCACGTTGCTGTTGAAGATTACAATGGTAATGTGTTTTTAATGGGATTAGAGCATGGTGCTGATGTATCTGGAGGTACAATAGTAACTGGTGCTGCTATGGGAGATTTAAGTGGTTATACACTTACATTAACTGGTATGGAAAGAGAGCCATCTAACTTTATGGAGGTTCTTTCAACTGCTGCTACTTTTCCGTTCAGTGAATTTGCTGGATTATCGGGAACTGTAACTATTACAGAAGGCACTAATGATTAATAATTAAATTTAATTAGGTGAAATTAAGGGACGCTTCGGTGTCCCTTTTTTTATGAAAACAAATTAAGTATTATTTGTTACTTATAATATGGTAATATTAACGACATCAACAGACGCTCAGAGTTTTAAAGTAATTCCTAGAAGTGCAGAAAGCTCAGTTACTTTTGAATTAACCGATAAATCTAAAAGAACTACAAGTGCTGTTACTGTTTCTGTAACTAATTCTAACGGCTATATGACACTCACAGGGAGCTTTTCTTTAATTGAGGACAGGTTTTATTCATTTGCAATTAAAAGTGGCTCTACTGTAATATATAGAGGTTCTATTTTCTGTACAAATCAAACTAATTTTAATACCTTTGATGTACATTCTGGAGAATACACTACAGAAAACACATACGATAACGATTTTGTAATAATATGAGAAAAGTAAATAAAATGGCAAAAAAGAGATACAACAGCAAATCTTTGCCAAAAGTAGAAAAAGGAAAGATACATATAGTTAATATGTCATCTTATACTAGACCTGAGGTTAAAGAACAATACAATAGAGAGTGGGTTGAGTATGGAGATGATAACAATTATTTTGATTATCTAATAGACAGATATAATGGCAGTCCAACAAATAATGCAGCTATTAATGGTATAGCAGAAATGATATATGGTAAAGGAATAGATGCCGTTGACAGTAAAGAAAAAGAAGCTGATTATAAAGAGATGAAAGAACTCTTTACTAAGTCTTGTATGAAGAAAGTATGCTATGACTATAAAATGATGGGTCAAGCTGCAATTCAAATAATCTATTCTAAGGACAGAAAAAAGATTGTGCAAGTAGAACATATACCTGTAGAGACGTTAAGGGCAGAGAAAGCAAATAGCAAGGGTGAAATACAAGGTTATTACTATGCTAAAGATTGGTCAGAGGTTACATTTAAAAGTCAACCTAAAAGAATACCTGCATTTGGCACAAGTAATTCAGGGCTAGAGATATTATATATAAAACCATATAGAGCTGGATTTTATTATTATTCTCCAGTAGATTATCAAGGTGGTTTACAGTATGCAGAACTAGAAGAAGAGATAGCTAACTATCATATAAATAATATACAAAATGGCTTGGCTCCAAGTATGCTTATAAACTTTAATAATGGTGTTCCTACAGAAGAGCAAAGAAGTTTGATTGAGCAAAACATACAGGAAAAGTTTAGTGGTTCTTCTAATGCTGGTAGATTTATATTAGCGTTTAATGATAGCAAAGAACTCTCTGCAAGTATTGAGCCAGTTATACTAAGTGATGCACATGAGCAGTATAAATTTCTTAGTGATGAATCTATGAGAAAAGTTATGGTATCTCACAGAATTGTATCTCCTATGCTTGTAGGTATTAAAGATAATACTGGATTAGGTAACAATGCTGAAGAACTACAAACAGCCTCATTACTTATGGATAATACAGTTATTAGACCTATGCAAGTTACTATACTAGATGATTTAGAAAGAATATTAATGTATAACGGAATTGAATTAGATATATACTTTAAAACACTACAACCTTTAGAATTTACTGATTTGACTAATGCTATAACAGATGCAGAAATAGAAAAAGAAACAGGAATAAAAAAGGAAAATAGTGAAGTAATAGAAGATGAATCCATAAATATAGAAGAATAATGGCAAAAGCACTATTTATAAAAAGGTCAGATTTAGTTAAAAACACTGCATTAAATTCAAACGTAGATACAGATAAATTTATACAGTTTATTGACTTGGCTCAAGAAATACATATACAAAACTATTTAGGCACAGATTTATATGACAAGATTAGTGCCGATATAATAGCAGGAACTTTAACTGGAGATTACTTAGCTTTAGTAAACGATTACATACAACCAATGCTTATACACTTCGCTATGGTAGAATACTTGCCTTTTGCAGCTTATTCCATATCAAATGGTGGTGTATATAAACACAACTCTGAAAACAGTCAGATAGCTAATAAAGAAGAGATAGATTTCTTAATTCAAAAGGAAAGAGATTTCGCTGAATATTATGCTCAAAGATTTATAGATTACATGAGCTTTAATGCTCCATCTAAATTTGATGAGTATTACAGTAATTCTAATCAAGATATTTATCCAGATAAAGACACAGGATTTCACGGATGGGTATTATAAAGAAGAACTACAAACCTAAACAGGTTAATGTAAAAAAATTATTAACTTATTTAAAAAAGAAGGATAATGGCTACACTTTCAGGAAATAAAATAAAAAATACTTATCAGTCACTTGTAAAGTTTTCTGATAATGGAAATATAACAGTTAGTGCAAAACAACTAACTGATGGTTTTGGTAACAACTCTCCTATGT